CAGAAGGGATTGTCTGGAGATTTCCGCCAGATCCGAAGGGGTTCTTGGACGAAGAAAGTCGATAAGAATACGGCGCAGATTTTCCACCGGCATCTCCTGCTATGTTGAAGGAACAACGCATCCTGCCGTCGTCGTCTAGGGGCATCATGACGAAGTCGCCGAGGAACTTGTTGAGGGTACGAATGTCTGCGATAGCGTTGCAGAGGGGTTTGACTAGGGGCTCCTTGGCAGCGATCTTGCTGAGGGCTTCATCATCGCAGGTCGGGTTCATCGTGGTCTTGCCGGCAAGGATGACGCGCTTGTAGATGACGGGCTGCTTGAGGTCGTCGTAGAAGAGCGTCTGCATCTGCTTCGGGGAGGCAGGATTGATTGAGTGGCCTAGGACGTTGTGGAGAAAGGCTTCGCGGTGGGAGAGCTCTTCCTGGATATCAAGGGCCATTTGGTTCTTGACTTCGTGGCGGATACGGACTCCGCGGAGCATTGCGCGCAGGACAGGGTAGAAGAGCTTCTGCTGGTGTACGTCAACCTCAGCAAGGTGCATGGATTCGGCGACCTGCTGGAGGACTTCGCCGGACTCTCGCGTGTATACGCAGTCTTGGAGGTTGTAAGTCCAGCGTTGTTCCTCCGGGACGTCCGAGGCAATCTTCCCTTCGTCTTTCCAGTAGACGTACCAGTCTGCGTACATGGAGGCAATGAAGGCCAAGCCCTTGGGCAGCGCGCAGAAAACGCTGTGCTGAGTTATCATTGTATCCTGGCCGCCGTTCGGGATGAAGTGCCAATGGCGGTAGACATACTGCGCATCGTAGAGGCCGTTTTGCCAGCGTACCTTGACGTTCTTATGCGTAAGCAAGCGGTAGATTGCGAAGACGATCTGAGACTCCTCGTCGGCAGACCAGTAGCCTTCCGGCTTGCCTCGAGCCATCAAGGGGATGCACAGAGCATCTTGGCGCGACCAGCTGAGGCCGATGCAGTCTATATGCCCTCCGCGTGTCTCGATATCGAAGTCAATCCAGACCGTCTCGGCGAACGCGGTAGCATCGGAGTGCAGGGCCTGGAGGCAGGTAAGCGCTTGTGGGAATGTCGGGCGGACTAGGAAGTTCCAGGTTGGCTTGTTATCGTAGACACGGGAAGTCATGTGACGCTTGAGGCGGCGGAGGTCGGAAAGGACTACCGCCCGCTGGTTCCACTCGCGAATGACTGCGCCGGGGGTGAGGGTTGGGATGACCTTAATGCTGTCGGAGGTTGAAAGGAGAGACCCGCGCCACTTGAGCACACCCCAGTGACCGGTTAGTGCCCAGAGTGCTAGGTTACCCATTGCCAGAATGATGTTTGGCTGAACCATCTCGATTTCAGTGAGGAGCTCTGCATAGCCCTCATGCACGTGGTAGGTACAGTACTTGTCCTTGAGCAGCGAGTGATGGGCGGATATGTCTTTCTTTTTCAGGGCGATCCAGGTAGACAGCTGGCCCAGCGGGGGACGCTCCTTGCAGACGTAGGTGGTGTAGCACTCTGAGCGCATCACGCCGACTTCGTGGAGCATCCGGTTAAGCTCCATGCCGGAGGCTCCGTCGAAGGGCTGGCGGTCACGCTCGGCAGGGAACTCCCCGACGATCATAACTCGGGTAGGGATAGGGCCTTCGCCTTTTACTCGCATCAGAGTCCAATCGACAAGTCAAGTTCTTGCTGAGCGCGAAGATCCGCGATCCGCTTGCAAGCGATGCCGTAGCTGGACTGATCCATCTCGATGCCAGTTGCTCGGGCTTTCATTGCATGGGCAGCGGGGAAGACAGGCCCGCTGCCACAGAACGGGTCAAGGACAGCTTGGCCAGGGAGGACGGATCGGCGAAGCAAGTCTTCGAAGAGTGCCACAGGCTTCTGCGCGGCGTGGCCGAGGTTGCTGTCGGGCGGGTAATCAAGTACGTCCCCGAGCATCTTGAGGATCGGTCGCTTGCCCTTGACGGCGTAGAGGAGAATTTCGTACTTACGCTGCGGGCCTTGCTCGGGCCAGGGTGCGCGCATACCGGACTTCTTGTACCAGATGAGTGGAGTGCGGAAGACGTTCCAGCCGGCTTCGACCATCAGGGACTTGAGCTGAGAAAACTTGTCGAAGTCACAGAAGCAGTAGAGATGCGCTTGCGGCTTGGCGATGCGGTAGCCCTTGAATGCCAGGGCGGTGGCGCAACGCATGAAGGTTTCGTAGCTGTCCTCGTAGCCGTGAGCGCCGGCGGCTAAGCCACCTGAGTCTCCGAATTCATCTGCGCTCATGCCGTAAGGAGGATCAGTGATGATGCAATCGAAACTGTCAGCGGGGCAGTCATCCATCCAGTTGATTGAGTCGGCGTGAACTGCTTGGTGCATATCGGCGGTGAAGGTCTTGCCGACCGACGCCCCGAGCTCCCGGTGCTTTATAGCTGTCTCCTCCTTGCGGAGGATCTTAAAAGCTTCATCGACGGTTTTCGCTGCTTTGATGGCGGGATTGTCCAGGTGACCTGCAACGATAAGTTCCCGGCGAGTGTTTTCTTGATGGATACCTTCGGAGCTCCCGCGAACCTCAAGCGAGATGTCAGCTGTAGTAGGCGGCGGTGTTCCCCGCTGGACTGCCTGGGCGGTACGAAGTGTGTTGAGGCGAGCATGGGCGGCTGCGCGCTCCTGCCATGTAAGGTTTTCACGATGGATGTTCTCGGAAAGTTCAGCTTCCTCTGCCGCCAGGGGGTCAAGGTCGCTGAGGAGAGTGTAAGGGATGCTGTTCGCACGGACGCGCTCGCCGTCGTGCATGATCTCTCCGCCGAGGGCGTATATGTCTTTGACTGCCCGGAGGCGACGCTCGCCGGCGACTAGGTAGTAATCGTCGCCGACTATCCGCAAGATGATAGGGTGGAGAAGCCCTTGGGTCTGCAGCACCTCGGAGAACTCGTGTAGCTTGCCTTCTTCGAATACCTTGCGTTGGCGATCTGCTGCGATCTTGATTGCGTCTACGTGGATGAGTTTCATGAAAGTCCTAAGAAAGAAGAAAAAGGGGACGAGCACCGAAGCACCCGCCGCCCTAGCCTGGGATATCAGCTTGGCAAGATAGCGCCTACGCGCTCCTGGATGGACTCGTTGTAGAGTTCATGCTGAACCTTGACCATGACGGTCTTGCCCTGCAGCTGGCGCCAGGCCCAGGGTACACCCGCGACGTTGGTTCCGGTGGCTTCCCGGTAGTCTTTTTGCCGCCGATTCTTGCCCTTGGAATTGTCCAGTGCGCCCTGTGCGGTCAGGTCGAGAAACGCCCGGTCGCTGAGGGTGACTTCGGGAGGAATACCGAGACCCTGGACGGACGGTGGAACCTGCACACGCAGCGGGATAATCATGGAGACCCAAGGCTTGCCAGCATTATCGCCTTTGCTGATTGTGCCAGAGCCGGTGGTGATCTCGCCGATGACTGCGAGGTACAGGCCGTTAGCGTGCTCAGGGTTCTCCGTAGGAAGCGGGGGGCGCTTCTCGTTGACTTCGGTAACTTGCGCGTCGAGGAACACGCTGGGATCGAACTGACTTGTACTCATATGAGTAACTCCTGTGTGGTTAACTGGGGACACTTGGCGCAGTCCCCTTCTCGCATCTGACTAGAGATACATTGTTTCCTTGCCGATGATCTTGACTTGCGTACCATTGGCGAAGGAGGAGAGAGGGCCAGGCTGCTTCATCGCGCCGAGAATCCAGGCGACAACTTCCTTCTGCGACAGGCCGGGAGGTTGGGTGACTTTGACAGCCAGGGTGAGAGTGGTGAAGGAACGCTTTGTCATCACACACCTCCAGAGCGCTTGGCCCAGATATCCATGACCTGGGCGAAGTCGGGGGTGATCTTGCTGCGGTAGCCGAGCGAGCGCGTCTTGGTGTCCACTCCGTAAGCGGCAGTGTCCCACCAGAACTGCGCACCGTCGCGAGTAGTGTAGATGATATCGCTGAACAGCGTGGGGATCTCGGTTGCCAGGGCCTTGCCGATAGCCTTGATCATGACCTTGGTGGACTGGGTGATTGAGTCGGTCTCGCGGTCTACGTGAGCAGTCATGACGAACGGACACTCCATCCCTTGGGTGCAGAGGCGAAGGAAGTTCATCAGGTTGTTCTGGGCTACGCCGTAGTCGCCGGGGCTGGCCATCGGGCGGGAGCCGATCTGCATTTTCATAGCAGCGTTGCTGGTCTCGGTGAGAGAGTCCATGACGAAGATCCTGCGAGAGGAGAACGCGTCGATAGGGCCGAGCTCCTTGCCGGTTCGGTCATCTTTGAAGTTGCTGCAGGACTGGAGGATTTTCCAGAAAGCATTGTTGTCTCCGCCTCGGTTGCCGTCGACTGACTTGGCCAAGGCCTCGTAGGACAGCTTGCCTACGTTGTCGGCGGTAGCCATGAGGGACTTGAGGGAGATGGGCCGCGTCCCTTGCTGGTGCCAGAAGACA